GGGCCGCGTCGAGCAGGGCAGACAGAAACGCGGCAGGGTTGTTTTCTGCGGCGATTTCGAGGTTGAATTTTTCGACCCATTTCCCGTCGACTTTCACCCTCGTTTTCTTGCCCTTCTTGAGGGCGCCCTGAGCCACTCGGACGAAAGTCGCGGCGGATATGTGCGCAGGTAGGACCGCTGCGAAGTCCTCGGAGTACTGCGCGATCAAGCCACGCGGGGAATTGTCGCGTCTCACGAGTTCCGTCGACGATTCCGGTGTTGGCTCTGTGGTTGCTTCAGCGATGGTGGTCATGTCGTCAGGCTGCTTTCTCGGTGAGGTCGATGCGGTCAAGGTGGGGCGCTGCGACTAGGTACGGTGTGCCGTCGCCGCGGGACTGTCGGCGCGCCAACGTGGCTTCGCCGTATTTCGCGTACTTGCCGTTGCCGAGACGGTCAGCTACAAGTGAGGTCGCTAGCTGCGCTTCGGCTTCCGCTGCCTTCAGGGCGAGGCGGGACCGGACGAAATGCTCGGCTAGGCGACGGTCGAGACTGATCTCGTCGTCGTTGATTTGCGGATGCAGGTTCTTCACTGCTGTGTAGGTGGCCCCGTGCGAGTCGATCGGCGGCCGCACGTCGGCGATCAACGTCGCGCGGAATTTCCGGGCCTCCTCGCGGAGGATCGCCGCTTCGGTGTCGTCTTTTTCGACGATGTACTCGCGGTACTCCATCCCGGCGATGAGGACCGCGAAATAGCAGAGGTCCGCCCCGAGGATGTCGGCCTGCCATATTCCCTGCGTGCGGTAGTAGATCGGGATGTCGTCTGTGCCGGGCTTCCCCCACCCGTCAGAGTCACGTGAGTGCTTGATTTCCAGCGGCCGGTGCTGGCGTGGGCCGATCATCACGTCGCGGTCAGCGGATACAAGCTGCTCCGGCCGGTCGATCACCTGGAATGTGGGGGTCCGTCGGACCTTCCACTCGGGGTGCTCGGCGGCGAACCGAGTGGCGATCGCTGCCTCGTGAGCGCGGCCCCAATACATCGGCTCGTTGTCCTCGATGTTCTGGGGGACGAGAGCTTTCTTCTGATGCCAAAGAGAAAACGGCGAGTTCCACGGCGAAATACCCATGACTGCGGCGATCTCAGATCCACCGATGGACAGGGCTCGCTGTTCGTGCCACTGCGGTGATCCGGGCTCGTAACGTGGGAGCCGTGCGAGGCGTGGGCTCATACCGACACCTCGGCGAGTCCCGCGCGGCCGTCGAGCATGCGCATTAGGCGGTCAGCTTGATCAGCGAGAGCGGCCGCGTTGTCTAGCTCGATCGTCTGCTCAATTATCTCAGCGGACCTCTGGTGGCGCGCTCGGTCGAGTAGGACGTACTGCGTGAGGAAAGCCTCGCCCGTGAGGTTCGGGACCAGACCGCGGAACACATCGACACGGCGTTCACTGGCGGGCATCTGAAAGAACAGGACACGGATCGCCTCGGCGCGCTTCTCGTCGGCGGTCATGCCGACACCTCGGCGAGGACCCGCAGCGTCGCGTGATTCTCAGCGATAACATCCGCGATGAGACCCGCGAATTCCTCAGCGAGGTCCTGCACGCGGCTCGCGGCTGCGTCCCACACCCGACTGCCGTAACGGGCGTCTTGCTGCTCAGCCCACTGGATCGGGTCGCACTCAGCGACGCGGGATTCCTTGACGAGGTCGGAGAGGTCCTCGACGATCTCGGCGAGCCGTTCCGGGCGGGTGATGTTCGGGAGGTACGAGGCGATGTCTGCGTCGTAGAGGTCATTGGCGATCTCTGCGGCGATCAGTGCCGCGGTTGGGTCGCGGTATTCTGTGGGTGTCATCTTCTGCCTGCTTTCCGTGGTTGGTTGGTTGGTGCTGGTGGCACTGGGTCCGGTTTTGGTTGCAGCCAAGGCCGGGCCCGTTTTGCTTATGCTGTGCGCCGGTCGTACTCGGTGATGGCGACCGAAGCGGCCGAAGGTTGCACGCGGCTCCGCTTGACAAGCGCTGCAAGCGATTGGCGGGTGATGCGAAATACGCCGTTGACCTTGATGGCGTCGAGTTCGCCTCGCTTGATGAGTGCGCGCGTCCCTCGCTCTGTGCCCTTGAGGATTTCGGCCACTTCAGCGACCGTCAGAAGGTCACCTGGGGCTGGGGCTGTCTGCGTCATGTGAGTCACTCTAAGGCAATATTGGTCAGAGGTCAATCACTTTGATGCACTTTTTTATGTCCTGGCTCACATCCGTGGTCACTTTGGCGCATCTTCTGCTTAACTAGTGACCAAGAGTGACCTAGACCTACTGAGACTGACTCAGAGTTCTTGTAAGGTGGAGGAAATCGCATGACACTGACCTACATGCCAGACGACGTAGACATCGACACCGAGCACCTGCGCTGGATTGCAGAGCGCGTGAAGTTCGCTCGCGAAAACCACCCCGACGACCTATCCATACGCGGCGCGGCAAAGCGCGCGAAGATGGCCGCCGGAACATGGAGCAAAGTTGAAGCGGGAATCCCGACTGACTCAATGACGCTCCGACGAGTCGAGAGAGCGCTAGGAATGGGTCACAGATTTTTGGACAAAAAGAAAACGTCGCTCGGCAATCCCGAAGGACTACCGAGCGACGCAACAGCTATCGAAATATCCAATGTCTCCGAAGCACAGACACGCCTACAACTCGCACGCCGAGACATGGCCGCGCGTGGAGACACCTACTGGGCCGACCGGCTCAAATTCGCCTACGACGAGCTCGCGGCCCGGATTGAGTCCTATGCCAACGCAAAGGACTAGCTGACTACCACCACCAACCACTGGATGCCTGCACCATAGGAATCACCTCCACCCCAATCACTTAGTTCTGCAAGGGATGTCAGACAACGTGAGTAACCTCCTCGACCCCCGTCGATGGGCTATACAGAAGCAACCACCACGGGTTCAGCTAATCGTGTCGGCGACCGTGCTCTGTGCTGTCATAGCTGCGACCTGGGCCAGTGCCACAGCAAGCCCGATGACCTGGGCTCTACCGGTCCTATCGGCAGCGGTAATCGCTTCTTCACTGATCGGACTCGCAGGCGAAAAAAGACGACTGTTATTCGCGCACGACGCCGAACAGTTCGATCTTCTGAACATATGGTGGCTAGTAGCTGTGCTAACGCTCCCGCCGCGCTGCCTGACGATTTACACGATACTCGTGTGCCTAGTTCAGTACTTCGCTTTGCCACGCCGCTATGGCCGACTGCACAAGCACGCCTACAGCAGCGCCACATTTCTCCTGGCGGCTTACGCTGGCAGTTTCGCTGCGCACTACTCCCCCTGGCTGGCTCTCATCGCCTACTGCCTCGTACAACAAGCGCTGATCGCGCTCGTCATGCTCGCAGTCGGCGCACCACTTCCGGCAGTGCTGAATCAGCGTCGTTTACTCGCAGAATGGGCGCTCGCCGCGGTCGGCGTCGTCGTCGCGCCACTAGGCGTACACCTCGGATACATTTTCTTGCTCATCGTGTTGACCACCGCATTGCAGCAACTCGCGCTTCACGCCGCACTGCTCCGCGCCTGCGCACACGATGGGCTGATCCGGGACCGCGCATGGGTCCACGAAGCGAACACAGCCATCGGCGGCGAATGGCCTACCGCGGTGATTGTGTTCGCTTGCGGCCAACAGAACCGCGCAGCAGCAGCGATCATCGCCCACGAAGCCCGCAAGAAACAGGATTGGGTCACGATCCGGCCTGAAGGCGTACACCTGTTCACTCAGGGTATCGCGCCCGCAGACCTTCGGATCATCGTCCAACGTCACATCCACATGCTCGCCGGGTCAGGCATCCGCGCCGCCGTCGGCTGGGCCAGCGCACCCAAAGACGGCACCACCCTCGACGACCTCACGATCAGTGCGCTGTGCGTGCTTGCCGCCGACGAGGCCGCTCAGCAAGGCCGGGTCGGTGCCTGATGGCGCACCTCCGGCGCCTCGGCAAACCCGGCGCGTACAGGTATCAGGTCCGGTTCACCGACCCCCAGGGCACCGAGCGAGCTAAAACGTTCACGCTGAAAGGCGACGCCGACCGGTTCCTCACCCACGTCCAGCACGATCTGCATAGCGGGTCGTACGTGGACCCGCGGGCTGGGCGGTTACCATTCGGGCCGTTCGCTGAGCGATGGCTAGCCCGACAAGGCCACTTGAAACAGACAAGCCGCGAGCGTTACGAGTCCACGCTCCACACACACCTTCTGCCAGCGTGGAAGCTAGTCCCGCTGAGCGGCATCACCCGCGCCAGCGCACAAGAATGGCTGCACTCAATCGACCGTTCCGCGAGCACCGTAAAACAGGCCTACACATTGCTGTGCCTGATCCTCGACAACGCCGTAGAGGAAGGACAGCTTCGCTCTAACCCTGTCCGCGGCATCAAGCTAGCGGGGACCAAGAGCACGAAACCGAACCGGTACCTCACCCACGAGCAAGTCGTTACCCTTGCCGCCGCACCGGGCACCGCACGGGACAGATTGCTGATTAAGACCCTCGCCTATTCCGGTATCCGGTTCGGTGAGGCCATCGCGCTACGGGCGTCGAGCGTCCTCGTCCCACAGAACCGGCTCCTGATCTTCGAGGCCACCGCCCAGGTGAAAGGCGGCCGGATCACGAGCACCCCGAAGAACCACAAGACCCGTGAAGTACCGGTGTCACCGGAACTGATGGCAGAGCTCGCCGCGCACATCGCGGACCTTGAGCCGGATCAGTTGGTGTTCTCCACCCGCACTGGTGGCGGAGTGTGGCGGCGGAATTGGCACGTCCGGGTGTTGGCTCCTGCGGCGGCGACGATCGGCATCCCTGATCTGCATCCGCACGAGCTACGGCACACTGCTGTGTCGTTGGCTATCGCTGCTGGCGCTGATGTGAACGCGGTTCAGCGGATGTGCGGGCACGCGTCGCCGATGATGACCCTCAACGTGTACAGCCACCTGTTCGACGAGGCACTCGACCGGGTCGCGGAAGCAGTCGGCCGCGCGGCCCGCGAAGCGAGCGACGGACTCTTGGCGGACTCCAAGGCCAGAATGACCCCTACAGGCCAGCAATTACGGGGCCTCTAGGTGCCCTATTCCAAATCAGCGGGTTCGGGGTTCAAGTCCCTGACGGCGCACATAAGACCCCCCCGAAATACTCGGAGACCAGCGTTTACGGGGCCTGTTAGTCACTTTGAGCGCGCTGACTGGAAGTGACCCAGAGTGGCTTAAAGTGCATCTGAGAGACGGACTTTCACGGACTGCGACGGACTTTGACGGACTCTCAGCGGCTTGTTTGCCCCGCCGCTGAGCGGTACCGTCTGGCGCATGATGACCGACCTCAACAAGTGGTGGTAACACCCGTGGCGCCGAGCAGCGTCAAACTCTGGGGATAGCGCCGAAACGCCGCAGTGGTATTTTCACGGGCATGACAAAGCGGGAGAAATTCACAGGAACATGCCTACTCGTCGCGGCGATCGCCACCCTCGCAGGGTGCTCTAGCGCGACCAAACCGGCCGCTGTTGCTACCAAAGCAACAACCACAACCACCCCGGAACCGACGACCACACCAGTCGCAGCATGGACCAAAGCCGAAAGCGCCACCCACTACCTCACCATCGCCGACGCGACCAAAGCATCGGCCGACGGCGTGAAGAACCTTCCAGCGGACGCATCATTAGCAGCTACGCGAGCAGCGCTCACTCAATACGCGCAGGCAGTCGACACCGCAGTACGCGACCTCGCCGCCGGTAATTGGGATCCAGCCACCAAAGCCCTGATTGCGACACAGTCAGCGGACGAGTTGAAAGTTCGGGCGGTGCTCCAACAGATCGCTTCTGATCCGTCCCTGGCGGCGGTCAGTGCTGATCTCAGCGCGCAGACATCAGTGTTCGCGGCGGCGTCTGCTGACGCGGAGTCAGTGCGGATAGCGCTCGGGTTGCCGCCGAAATAGACCCCGCCTATTTGCGTAAGTCGGTGCGTGCTCCTCGGCCTGGCCTAGCCGCATGCCATGCGTCGATCGTCGCTTCCAGCCATCCTCGGACATCACCGACGAGCGCGTCCGGGTCAGGGAGGTGATACCGCGACAACGTAGACGGGGCGACACCGATCCGCTCCGCCACTTCATGCCGGGATAGGTAGCGGATCAGTTTGCGCTTACGTGGCATCTCGGGGGCCTGTCTGTTCGTGGGGCCGGTCATGCGACTCTACACCCTCGGGATGTTTTGTCGCAATAGCAAGAAGGGAGCCAGAACCATCTCCAGGGGTCCGGCTCCCTTCTTGCCTGCTAACTGAGGTCGGTTTGTGAAAGGTATTTCCGGCAGGCGTAGTACGTGCTGCCGTCGTGGTCGTAGCTGTTGGCGTAGCGGCCCGGGTCGGCTGCGACGGCGACCTCAGCCGCGGCGAGCGCCTCGGCGCTGAAATGGCGGGACGGGGACGCGCCACGGCAGGAGTAGGCGAGCAACGTCGGGACGCCATCGACTAGGTACAGCGTCGGCGGGATCGTGTTCGTCGAGTCGGTCATGCCGTCGAAGGACTCGGACCGGAACCGGCGAGTAACGGCGTCGACTGCGGCCGTGGTCGGGCCGTCGGTGTAGCTGATGTCCATGTAGCCGTAGCCGGTGCCCCGGGACATCGTGACGGACATTTTCACGCCGGGGAATGCGGCGCGGAGTGCCTTGCGGATGAGTGCGGCTGTCTCTTTGGTGGAGTAGGAGATGGTCGGGAAAGTTTCGGTCGTTGTCATACCTCCAGAATACATCGTGCCGATGCATTGTCAAGCGGAGAAATTGCCGAGGTTCACCCCTTGACATCACATCGTCACGGTGTAATGTTCTGGGTATGACAAAGACACAAAGCGAGATGGCAGCCCACGACGAGACAACATGGAAGCTCTACAACGAATGCAGCGAGGCCGCGGCCCGCGTAACCCAATACGCGACGATGATCCGCCGAAGCGAAGCCGCCCTCAACGACGAACGTTTCCACGTCCGGATGTCCGTGCGTGCCGACGATCTGGACGCTCTCCGCGAAGAACTCGCCAAGCGCGAGGCCGCCCAAACAGCGGCGATCGCAGCACTCGACGAACACGAGACCGCCTACACCGGCTGGTCCCGGTTCTGGTGCGTCCCCAACGGGCACATTCACTCTTCGCGGCGCTGCTCGACCTGCAACCACAACGGCAAGCTCACCGCGTTTTTTCTCGCACACGAGGTCTCAGGCATGGACGAGGCTGCCGCCGTCGCCGCACAAGGGCCCGTCCTCTGCACCGTGTGTTTCCCGACGGCGCCGCTCGACTGGACGAACGGACTCGACGAGGCGGCGAAAGCCAAGCAGGCCGCGCAGTGCTCGGGATCTGGCGCCTACGACTACGAGAAAGCCCCGACCTTCAAGCGCTCCGACTACCACCGCCGCTACCAGCGGTGCCCGCACTGCGCGCAGATGGTGTCGATCACCTCCCTGGGCAAGATGCGCGCCCACAAGCCAGCAAAGAAGTCGTGACGCGAAACGCAAAAAGCGGGGCGCCTCCGACCTCCCAACGGAAGGTAGGAGACGCCCCATCGCGTCTATCTGAGCTAGCCCTACTGGACCACCGACACATACAGCGGCAACGCAGTGGCGCCCGGCGGCGCCGACGCAGCTGACAACGTGTACCCCGTCGTAGATTTCGCGCTGACGTACACATTCGCTGCTGCTGCTGCTGCTGACCCCGCGCTCACATTGATTGCGCGCGGGACCGCCGCATACGGCGCCGAAAACGTCACCGTCACCAAGGCACCAGCGGCCGGCGACGAGACCGTCGTTACCGAGATCTCCGCCGCCTGGTCGTTCGCGCCGTTGCTGCCTGCGACTGCGGCCGAGGCCTGAGCGCCAACGGCGAACGTGCACGCGCCGTTCTGGCTCGAATCCACATGCGCGAGCGGCGACGGCTGACGCATGCCGTAAGCGCTATTGCCGGAGACGGTGATACGTGTCGTGATCACGGTCGGTGTCACTCCGTAGTTTGTGAGGTTACTCGCCCCACGTTCGTCGATGATGCGGTTATTGACGACGTAGCCTTCTGTGCCGGGGTTCGTGCTTTCGATGATGATGCCGCAGTTCTGCGTCTGATCGGTCGACGCGATCGCCGTACCGTTGTTGCCGGTCGTCCCCGCGAGGTTCGTTGTCCCGACGTTGTACATGAGGTTATCGGCGATGCTGACGCCCGTGCACAACGTCGAATAGATCCCGGCGCGAGGCGCCTGAAAGATGGTATTACCCGTCACCGTCACGCCGGAATCCGACTCAAGATAGATCCCAGTGCAGAACACGTCATTGAGACCGTCGATCGGACCACGGTTATAGCCCTGCGTCAGAATGTTGCCCGTGACCGTGCCGAACTTAGGCGCGGTCTGCAACATGATGCACGCATATCCGCAGCCCGTCACGACGTTGCCGGTTACCGTAAAGCCTCGCGGCCCGACCTGGCCGGCGCTGCCTGACACGAATATGCCGCTGTAGCAGGAGTTCAGGACCGTGTTGCCTGTGCAGGTGACATTGAGATTCCCGCGGCTCAAGCTCATGCCGTTGTCCGCGGAGTTCTTTACGTAATTGTCGGAGCAAATGACATCAGCAGAGAAGCCGATGCCGACGTCGAGGTTGTTGATCGACTCATTACCCGAGAACCGAACGACACCCGAGATCCCGAACAACCGGACCGGCAGCGATGAGCAGTTCTGGAAGGTGCAGTTAACGATCGCGACGTCGGTGATCAGCGGATACGTGCCGTTCGTATCGAGCGATCCATCGAAGGAGATTGCGGTCGTCGTGCCCGCCCCGCTAGTAGTGCGCGCCCGCGTCGGGACAGTCGGCGACGAACTGACAGGACCCACAAAGCCGATCGAGTCAAACGTCATCCCAGCGAACGATCGACCACCGAGCGCAACGGTCTGATCGCCCTGGAACACCGAGGCATTGCCGATCGCGCCTAGCTGGGTAGATCTGCTGCCCGCCGCCTTGATCGTGACATTGGTGCGCGGCGGCAGCGGCGACGTCAAGTAGAGACCGGCAGGGAACCACACAATCCCGCCGCCCGCTGCCTCTGCGGCCGCACACGCGGCGTTGATCACCGCGTAGTTGTCGGTGCCCGATGTGACGCTCGAAGCAGGCACAAGAGTGCCATATTCGCACACCGGGAACGTGCTCAGCGCGTTGTTGAAGACGTTGACGAATACCGGCGATTTCGGTTGGACATTGCTCATCGGTTCACTCCAGGCAAATTCGAGGACGGGACGACGGGACGATGGGCAACGGGTTAGATCTGCTGAAGCGTCACGCCGTCCGCCTGCAACTGGAAGTCGACGACATCACCGACCGTCGCCAACGGCGACACATAGACCAGGGTGATGCCTGCGCCAGCAGTGATGGTCGGAGGCGTCGTGCCAGCCTTCCAGAGCACGCTGATTGACGATCCGACCGCTAGCGCGGCAGCTGCGGCGGTAGTGACGACGAACGTGCCACCGATCGCCACGGTCACGCCTGCGGCTGTTGCGGTGGCGTTCACAGGAGCCCCTGTCGAGGACACCAGCGTGTAGCTCACACCAGCAGTAACAGTGCCGACGTACGTATTGGCTGGTATTCCGGCGCCGGTGACGGGTCGGCCAGCCCAGGCGGCGGAGGCGGTCGCATCCGTGACCGTCGGGGACGCGCTTGTTGTGGCGCTGACCGTCGAGGCGTAGGCGGTGGTGTCGCACGGCACCCGATCGGAGGTGTTCGCGGTCACCGCGCCGTAACGCACAGCGGTAGGGGTGATGCGCTTCGGGATCTGGATGAGTGACATGGTGCGGTCCTTTCGGTTAGGTGGCGCTTATTGGAACAGGATGAAATTTCCGGCCGGTTCAGTGCGGAGCACATCTCCGACCGTCGCCGAGGTCAGCAAAGCGGCGATGAGGTTCGCTTGAGCCGGGTGGAAGCTGAACCCATTTGGTGCTGTGAGCGTGGGCCATTTAGTGCCGCCGACCAGCATCAATCGGTTTGGGCCGTCGGAGAGTGTGATGACGAAGGATCCGCCGGAGGTGTCGACGAGCGCCCCCTGCGAGGGCGAAAGCGCGAAAGCTCCCGCAATCGGAACAGTCACGTCCCAGACCGGCGCGTTTTCGAAATACATGCGAGACCACCCACCATTTCCTTAGGTTGCGTTGACGAGCGTGGAATAGCCGTTGCTGAGCGAGCTCGCGCCGGGGCCGACGACGGACGTGTAGCCATTGCTCAGCAACGTGCCGTCAGTGCCGCTGACAGCGCTATAGCCATTGCCGAGGTCGATCACGATTAGGGCAGCGTCTTGTGACGTGATGTCGGTCGTTGTCGGGGAGAAAACGACTTGTCCTTGCGCGATTCTTTGGGTGCTTCCTGACACAATCCGGTCTGCATAGAGGTCGTAGGCTGCGGCACCGTCATAGACGGCGGCCGACACTGACCCCGCAATTTGCACGGTGATCACGTTCCCGACCACAGTGAGGACGATGTCGGGCGCGCCAAGGATCAGCCGCGACCCGACGTACTGACGTTTACGGATCTGCATCTGTGGGGCGGTGACAGCGACGGGAGCGCCTGCGGCGTCAACGCAGGTGATCGTGAAAGTGAAGTCGGCGCCCTGAAGAATGGTGATGGCCTCGACGGCGGGCACGGCTGCGTCGAGGTTGACCGTGACCGCCTGCACCGACTAGGCCGTGGGGGCCGTAGGAATCGGCGCGGCGACAACCGGATCCGCTGCGACAGGTGCGGGTGCTGCTGGTGGCGCCGACGCTGAGTGAGCACCAGAAGGACCACCTAACGTGGCCTGAATTTCCGGTGAGAACTTCTGATACACCGACGCAGCTAACGGCAACAACGACGCGCCCTCAGACCAAAACGCGCCGAGCGAACCCAGACCCTTCAGCGTGGCAAGCGCAGCAACAGGGAACGCCGCAGCGAGAGCCGCCTTCCATCCACCGGGAGTATTCAGTATCCCGCCCGCGACAAGAGTCCCGAGGAATGACTGGCCGAAAGTCTTCACGACACGCAAGATCAGGTCGGTGCCGGGGTTGAGCTTCGCGACCCAGAACGTCGCAACAGACGTCACGAGGGAGAAAGCCGCAGCGAGCCCAGCGGACAGCAACGCCGCCGACCAATGCTGCGTTGCCGCGAGAACGCCCGTGGGGGCGATGATGACGACGAATTGCTCGACGAACGTCGACGCGGCACGCTCGAACGGGTCGAGGACGTAAGTGTGGATGAATGCGGGGATTCTCATGGATGCTCCTATGCGGGAAGGATGAGGACGGCGCCCGTGCGGACGTCGTTCGGGTGACTGCGGTAGCTGGGGTTGTAGGCGAGCAACGTCGCCCGCGAGATGCTGTGCGCCTCTGCGATGCCGTCGAGGTATTGGCCGGCAGAGACGATGTAGCGGTACGTTCGTGCCGCGTGCTTCGCCGGGTACTGCGCTGGTGCTGCCTTGCTGGCACTGTGGCAGCCGGGGACCTCAAGCACTTCGCCGCTGAAAATCACGTTGATGTTTCGGATCTTCGTCGGATTCGCCGCCTGGAAAGCGCGCGGCGTCGTGTGATACGTCGACGCGATACCGCCGAGTAGTTCGCCGTGGTGCACGACGACCGTGCATTTCGTGGTGATGGCAGGAGTCGGTGCGGCGTGCTTCGCCGGGGCCGGTGCGGGCGTAGGTGTAGCTTTCGGCGCGGGGGCGGGCGTGACTGGCGCGGGGACAGTTATCGGGCCGCCTGGTGCCGCTGAGACGCCAGCGGGCACCCGGACCGTGCCGCCGCCAGGGATAACGTCCGTCGCGACATGCCCGGGGTTGTCAGCGAGCAACGTCGAAACAACCATTCCGAGTGCCGCCGCGGCCGCGCCGAACGTCGTCGCCGTCGACGCTGTCGCAGACACAAGCATCGTGTCCTGCTCAGACCCGATGGGGCGGCGCATCACGTAGTTCACGTCCACTTGCCCGCCGAGGGCTTGCCCGTGCTGATACAGCACAACACGGGAATCGACCGCGGCCCCGGACCATGCTGACGTCTGCCACGCGAACGTGACGATCCCAGCGTTGAGCATCGCCGCGCATGTGCCGATGCCGGAGTAAATCCCCGCGATGTAGTAGCCACCCATCGCAGCGATGACACCCCGGAGATAGTTCGCGACCGCCGAATCATTGCGGGCGCTGGTGTCGTGCGAGAAGAATATGACGCGGCCCTGCTTATAGCCGAGGGCGATCGCCGCCGCCTTCGCCCAGGTCCCGTCTTGGTATCCGGCCGCGTACCCCTCGAGCATCCGGCCCTCGTACCACTCGAAGTTCAGGACCACGTCCTTACCTGCGTTGCGGTATGAGGTGAGCTCGGCGAGGGTGCACGCTTTCCACTGCGCGGCCGGGGCGACGTTCGCCGGCGGTACGAGGTACCGGACAACGCCCCTCGGCAGGGTTGACACTGCCGGTCGGGCCCCGGAGAAGTCGAAGTAAATGTCGGTCATGGGCATGTGCCTTTGCTTGTGGTGATCGGAGTCGCGGCGCGGGCCTCATCGTCGGCCGCGCGGGTAGCCCGGTAGTCGGCGAGTGCCTGCGTCGCGGACACTGTCGCTTTTCCTTCGAGGATCTCCGCGATCCGCGTCGCGTAGAGGTCGCTCGCTGCGCGGTCGAGGCGGTCCGGATCGGTTGTCGACGTGAGGTTCTGCCGGAACGTGTTGTTCACGGTGCTTTGGCAGATCGTCGCTGCGGTCTGCTGCTCTTGGTTGTAGACGCCGTACCCGATGCCGGTGAGAGCTAGCGCTGATGCGGCGACCGCGAGATACGTCGTCACTCGCCATTTCCAGCCGTGCAACGCCGCCGACGGTGAGGTGTTGCGTAGCTCCTCAATCCGCGCGAGGTTCTCTTTCGGTGTCAGACTCATGAGCGCGGGCCTTCCGATTGATGGATCGAATTTGCGCTTGGAGATCGGCGATCTGCGTCTGGAGGTCGGCGACCCGGTCAGCGTGGGCGCGCTCCAGGCGCTCACTGAGTTCCGCCATGTTCTGCTCGTACAGCTTCGTCATCGCGCCGCGCTCGACGTGCCGTTGCACCAGCAACGCGACCAACGAAAACGCTCCGGTGATCAGCGCCGCATAGATGATGTCCACGCCGGGTCTCCTTACTTCTGTGCTTTGACGCCATTAGCGCTGCCACCTTCCGGGTGATAGTTCGCGGCCTGCCGCGGTTGTAATGGGGGACCTGACACAATGTCGGCGAGCATTTACGCGCTCACACGCAGCAAAGCGAATGACGTGCCGACGCCCGTGTCAGTTTTCGTGGTCCAGGTGTTCGAGGACTGCACGGCGACTTGATCGCCAACGTTCAACCGGATGTACCCCGCGATGGTCGTGCCGCCGTAGTCGATCGTGACGCTCTGCACCGCGCCCGGCGAATAAAAGACCTGCGTGCCGTTGACCTGCACGCTCAGGATCGCTTGGATGGCGCTACCCGCGACGAACTGCCCCCGGACGTCATACAGCCCAGCGACAGGGCACGTCCACCATCGGTCGCTGCTGTCCCAGCCTGATAGTGGGTCCTCATCGGCGGCGAAGGGGAAATTCACATCTGCGGTGATGTAGGTCCCGGACGGGATTGAGCCAATGAACCGCGGCGGGTTTAGTAGCGCGTTGATAGCTGTCGTAATTTCATCAGCCCATGTCGCTCCGGTGGGGTCACCGACGCTAGGCGGGACAATGCTCATGATTTGTTTCCCTCTGTTAGTAGGCCCATGTCCCTTGCTGAGGGATCGACAGCACTTCACCGCCGACGTACTCCGCGGGCGGTGTGCCGTTTGCGCCGCGTGTGACGCCGGTGTAGGTCTGGATGTTGCCGACAGTCGTTGGTGCGGCGGGGAGGATGATGTTCTCGCCGTCCACTGCGACAGTCAGCGGATACGACCCTGCGGTGGTGGTGAGCATCGGGAACCCGTTAGCGGTTTCGAATGCGATCGTCGTGGCGGACGCTGACGTCGCCGCGCTAACAGTGATTGACCCGGGATCAGCGCCCCAAAGCGCAGTGCCCCAGACCCCGAAATGCAGCTTCTTGCCGTTGCTGATCTGCCCATCGAATTCGGCGCCCAACTGATCGTTGAGTGACCACGTTATTTTTTCGATGAAACCGTTGAGCGTGATCGACGGAGCACCGGACGGGCGGCGCCGGAACCCGACGCACTCGCCGAGATCAAGCCCCAGCAACGTCGGCCACAGCCAAGGGGCGGCGCCGACGTTCAGCGGCAATGACTCTAGCCGCGTCATCGGGTCCTTGTTTGTGTACAGGTAGTACTGCGCGGCTGCGTTCAGTTCGGTGGGGCTGGTGGTGTTGACGGTCCGCGTGAACGCGAACACCCCGTATTTGTACTGTGATGTGCCTGGTTCTGTCGGAGGGCCGTCAGCGGCACTGGCGGTCACACCTCCGTAAGTCGCGGTGACCGCCACATCGTTTGCGAGTCGAGTCGGATCGTAGTCGGTGACCGCGCCACCATAAGACGCTTCGCTGTAGTCGCTGCGCTCACCGAAGATCATGACCGGTGATTTGTTGTAGCGGTCCTCCCGGCCCTGGAAAACGATGGCGCCGTCCGCAGCTACGTAATGTTGGCCGCCTTCCGACTCGACGACCGTTTGCAGTCCTGGTAGGCCTTTGGCTCCCGGAACGTCGACGGCCGGGCCGTAGTTCGCGGTCAGGCCAGCACTCACTGATGACGGGCCAGTGTAGCCAAGCCACCGCAAAATTCGGCTATACCTGTCGCCTGCTGTTTCCGGCACGGGCGCGCTAGAGGCCCATCCGTTACGCCATGACGACCACAGGTCCAGCCACACCTCGGCCGTCATCGCAAACGGCAACTCACAATAGGTGCTGAGATTCCCGACCCATTGGCCCGAGCTAGTGGAGCCGCTTCCTGTAGCCGCGATCAGATCCAAGCCTGCGGCCGTCAATTGCGGTAGGACAGTCGCGGTCGCCGTGACTGTGTGCGCGGTCCCAGCGGTGTCGCCGTCCACCCATGTCGTCATGCTGAGGCCGTCGGCGCTGATCGACACCGCCCATAGGTGCCAGTCCGTGTCTGTCAGGACACCGCCAGCGCCGAGAGAAGCGACGCTGAACCCAGACGACACCGAAGATCCGATGCTGCTGGAGCTACTGGCAGTGACCGCCAAAGTCGAGGCATCGACCTTCAGCGCCATGCTGTTGCCGCTACCGTCGGTGTAGGACCACGCGAACATCGAGTCGGTCGGTTGAATTGTGCCGCGGGTAGCGATGATTCGGGTGACACCGTTCGATGCGGTCGGGCCGACCCGGCCTGACACGTCAGCCCCGACTTTCAGCGCTCCGGAGCTCACCAGCCAAGTTGTGCCCGACGGGTAAACCGCTCCATCGAGGACCGGCCCAGGATGCCCCAGAAAAGCGCCGCTAAGCGCATGCGCGTCTCCTGCTGGTGTGCTGCTACCCGATGCGACAGACACTCCCGCCGAAATCAACGGAGCGCCCGGCGCGGAAATCGTCGCAGGCGCGCGGTTGCCCGTCGCGTCCTGGAATACCGTCGCGCCGGCGCCTTCGTTCAGCGGGTACAGAAAGGTCGGGCGCAACGCCAATAGGTCAGCGAGAAAAGGGGCGGGAAGATCCCGGGCCGCGAACGCGGTGAACTGATCGACGCACGTCAGATTGACCACGCCGTAGTTACCTTGGGACGACCACGATTGAGGCCACCGCTCGATGTAGCCAGTGAACAGCGGATACCACGGTGACGGCTGCACCCACGCTGACGCTGACGCCCCGACCTCCAGTTGCCAATGCGACGAAAGGATCGTGGTCGCTGTGCCAGCGGAAGCGCTTAGCTGCACGAAACCGCCCGCCGCATTCGGTGGCGCTGTGAAAGTGCACGACTGGACGGCACCCGTAGCGCTCGTCGCGAGGCCCGTTGGAGCGACCGCGCTGATCACATTGCCGTGAACATCGACGAAACCCAGCGCGAGCCGCACAGTGCGACTAGCCGCACCCGAGGCGTTCGCCACCACGTGCTGCGCGGTGTACGTCACGCCCGGCGTCACACTGAACCCCGCGACCGACAACAGCACCGCAGGACCAGCACCGACGGCGATCGAGTAATGTCCCGCGCCGTCGACGCCCGCCGTGATTCCGGGCGGCGCCGTCACCGTATCGGGCAGCAACCCAACCGCAAGGCTGCTGCTGTTGCCTTGCCGATCGAAGACCACGCTGCCCGCGGTAGCTTGCCCGGCGGTCAGCAAATTCAGTGTCGCCGGGTACTGGGCGCGGAGCCGGATCAGCCGATAAAGGTCGATGCCCCCGGCCCACGGCGACGTGGCGTTGTCCGGATCAAACAACCCATCGTCGTTACGCAAAGTGAGGGTCATTTCGCCGGGCTGCGTCTGATCGAGCTCGTATTGCTTCCCGCGGCTGATAGCGGTCGTGCCTTCGGTGCGGTCGCTGACCGAAGCCCAATGGTCCTGCACGCTCGTCTGATGCGGCCCAGCCGAAAAGCAGATCGCGTAGTCCAGCACCGGCCAGAGCGGATTCTGTGTCATTTGACCGGGGCTCCTGTCTCGTTTCGGTGGGGTTAGGCGTAGATCCCGGCTCCGACTGTGTTACGTAGGGTCGCGCGCAAAGGTGATGTGCCGCCGGACGCCCCCGCGTCGGCGGTGCTGCCCGCTGCCTCCCATGTGAGAGCGACGGTCAGATACCGGGATCCGCGGGAACGGACCGCGCTCATCAGCGTGACCGCCGACGAATGGAGCCTCACTGACTGCGTAGCGGCGCCGCTGCCCTGGGAGAAAAGGACGTCGACGGACGTCGACGAACCAGCGAGGTACAGCAACCGGTAAGCGTCGTCTGTCATCGCCGCGGTGATGGTGCCTGCGACCGTGAGTTGCTCGGTCCGGAACCTGGCCGGGAGTTGCTGCCCCGTCACTGGCCGTTGAGCCGCCACAGTGCGGCTGAGGACCGTCGACGACGATATGACGCGGCCATCAGCGACGCCGCCGATCGTGACGACGCCACGCCACCCGCCGAACATCGCAGCGGACGTGTAATTGCTGCTCGGCGCCGCCACCGCCGCCCCAGGTAAGCAAAGCGCGCTAGCCGACCAATCGAAAGTGCCTAGGACGTCGGAGGTCAACGACAGTGACGTGTAGTTGACTCCGGCCCAGACAAGGCAGTTGTAGGCGTCGGCGCAATAAATTGTGTCCGATGGTGGCTGCTGCGCGCCCGCATTATTCAGGCTGATCGTGTGAGTGTTCGGTGTGCCTGTGGTGGTGGTGACATCACCGAGGATCCCCGCGAGGGGGTAGCCGATGGTGTCTGCGTAGACATGCCCGGCGAGTGAGATCCCGCCGACCTGAGGGCCAGGACCGAAACCTGTTGTCGCCGCGGCCGACCCCGACCACGCCGTGTTGCGTTGCGGCGTAGCGGAGTCGACCGGCGTGCACGACAGGACCGGCACCGAATGCGTCGGCGTGACCGGGACACCTTCGGTGGTTTCTTTGCCGATCGACATCACGAGGGTGTCAACCGGATAGGCGACCGCGGTCACTTAGGCCTCCTGGTAGGCGACGCCTCGACGGCGCCCGGTCTGCAACTGATGCTTTTCGACGGTCCGGGCGATCGTCTTGCCGTCGAGTTGCAGGATCGTGGTGTGCGTGAAAGTGGTCCCGTCGTTGGTGTTGCCTGCTGCGCCGGCACCGGACACCCCGCCGCCCACGCCCTTAGGGATCGGCAGTTTCGCCGCGACACTCGGATCAATCGGAGCCCTGCCCTCCAGCATGTCGTTGCTGAGGACGTACTCACCGGAATGGACAGTCGCCGGTAGAGCTTGGCCTTTCACGCCGGGCACGTACCCGCCGTCAGCGAAGCCGAGGAAGCTACCGACTTTGCTGGCTGCGCCGCTGATCGCTCCACCGACTTTGCTGGCTGCGCCCGCGACTGTGCTGATCGCGCCACTGACTTTGCTCACCGCGGAACTGATCGTGTCGAAGATCGGCTTAATGAAGGACCACGCGTCCGACACCGCTGTTTTGATCCCCGACCACACTGTGCTCCACGCGGATTTCAGTGCGTTGATCGCGCCGGTGATGATGTCGATGCCGCCGGTCTTGATCAGCCCGAACACTGTTTTCGCGCCGTTCCATGCGTCACTGACGACTGTCTTAATGCCGTTCCACACGGAATCCCAGACGACCTTGAAGCCGTTGATAGCTGCGGTGATGAAGTCAATACCACCGGTCTTGATGGCGTTGAACACGGTTTTCAGGCCGCCCCAGACCGCTGACACTGTGTCTCGGACACCGGTCCAGATCAGATCCCAGATCGTCTTGAACACAAGGATTTCGGCCTTGACGTAGTCGATGCCGACCGTGACGATCAGATTGAACACAGCTTTCAGCGCGTCCCAGATTGTGGTGACGGTGTCGCTGATCGCCGTCCAGATCGCATTCCAGATCGTTTTGAAGATGAGGATTTCCATCTTCACGTAGTCGATGCCGAGCGTGACGATGAACCCGAAAACCTTCTTCAACAGATCCCAGGCGTCCTCCGCGACGTCCTTAATGAACCCCCACACTTGCTTCCAATGCGAGTAGAGCTCATAGGCAGCGATACCGATCGCGGCGATGGTGAGGATCAGCGGAAGGAACGGCAAGATCATCGCCGCACCAGCGACCACAGCTTCAGCGACCATGCCAGCCATTGACACAAGCCACCCAGCGGCGGCAGTCGCAGCGGACGCAACCATGCCAGCCGCCCACGTCGCAGCGGACGCGAGTGCCTCACCGACGTACATCGCATACAGCGCCGCTGTTTCGGTGAAGCTGGCCGCTTGAGTCGCAGCCCACGCCACACCGCCTGCGATCATCTGCGCAAACGACATCACCGACTGAACCGCAGCGATCGCCAACGACGCGACGTAAGCCGTGATCGCCGCTACCATGACCCCGCCGATGATCCCCGCCACCGTGTACAGCAGCCCTGTGTGGTCTGCGAGGAACGACGCGAACTTCGACGCCTCGGTGATCGCGCTCGTCACGAACGGAATCAGCTTCTTACCGAGGGTTTCGGCCATAGAGTCGAGACCGGCTTTCGCTGCCGCGACCTTGCCCGGCAGAGTGTCGCCGTACGCCGCGGCCTGCCCCCCGACTGCTTTCGTCAGCGCCGCCATGATCTGCGACGACGAATCTTGCGTGGCCGTCAGCTTCTCTTGCGCGGCCTTCGACGCAGCAACCGCCGTGACGTATGCGGCGTGAGCTTTGCTGGACGCGTTCACCGCATCCGGCGACTTATGCAAGATGTCGTTGACTTTCTGCTGCGCCGCCGCCAGCGCCGCCTGAGCTTTGCTGACCGCGAGGGCATTGCCCGCCGCGATCGGAAGGTCAATACCGAGAGCCTTCAGCGGCTTCGTCTGCCCTTCCATCGCCTTCGTGACCATCAGCGCCGCAGAGTTCAGATCCATGTGCTTTTCGCGCGCGAGGTCCGCAGCAACGGACATCACGCCGAGCGCCTTCGCTGGATCATGCAGTGACGTCGTCACCGTCGCCAACGCAGTGTTCGTCTGCTCGTTGGTGAACCCGAATTTCCGCATCGTCGCATCAGTCGCGTCGATCTTCGGTTCGAGTTCCTCCATTGATCCGCCCGCGTTCTTAATCGCGGTGGACAGCTTCGCGTCGACGACACTGCCCGACGTCGCCGCCTCCAGGGCGAAACCACCGATCGCGACCGCTGCGCCAGCGACCCCGAACGTGACAGCTTTACCAGCGGACGCTAGGCCTTTGAAGGCAGTCCCAGCGCGGCCGGTTGACTTCTCCGTCTCCTCCGCCATCGCCTTTGTTTCGGCTTTGGCTTCGTTGAGGCCAGCGATCATCTCCGATGTCTTGGCCCGCAATTCGAGGATCACCGGGGGAAGCAGGCCTTCAGCCATCGCGGCGACTCCCCTCGAATTAGGTCAAGAACCGTCGATAGACGTCCATTTGGATCTGCTCAAACTTCGGTTTAGCGATTTGCGCGCCCGGCTTCACGTACGGGTACCCGCGGGAACCGCTGGCGCCGAGCTCCAGACGTCGGCCGTAGGCGACGCGCGGCCCGACTTGGGTCATGTACTCGCCCAGACCGACTTTCGTGATCGGGTCGGCTCTGACGGATCGGCGGGCTGTGCCCGACACGATGTTCGGTGCGGCGCCGCCGACGTGCGGTTGCCCTTTCTTGTGGGAGCCGCTGAATTGGTTCTTGATTTCGGTTTCGCCGAGCGCCGCGGTGCGGGCAACCACTTCCCGCGCCGCGGCGTCACCTTGCGTAGCGAGCTTGTCGAAGGCTCGCATCAGGTCAGGGATGCCGGACCATAACGACGTCACGGTTTACCCCTATCTTTGTTGAGCTTCCCGCTCCCGCTGGATTTGGTCCTTGATCATCCCGATACGTGTCATCCATTGGATGATGTCGCCGGGCTCATCGACGTACTGCCAGTGCGACAGGTGGAACCGTTTGCGGTACTCGAACTCGACGAGCATCGCCCCCTCGATCGGTCCGAGAGCGCCACGGCCCCGAAGGGCCGCTTCGATGCGCCTCAGACCGAAGTAGGGCGGTCCTCAACCCCTGGTGCGTCAAGGTCATCAGGGAGGCCGTCGACGGTGAAGTCGTCAGTGACGTTGATGTCGACGTTCGCGGCGTAGATCCGCGCGGTGTGATCAGTGATCGCCTTGTACAGCGCCGGAGACAAATCGAGCATGTCGTCCGGGGTTTCGGGGAGCGGTTCGTCGAGGGTCCACGACTTCAGGTAGGCCCATGCCATCGTGACGGAAAGCTCCGCGATGTTGTCGGCGTCCTCCCGTGTCAACCCAACCGGCGGGCCGTTGAGGAGCGCTGACTTAGCGAGGGACTTAGCGCGCGCCTTACCGCTGGGATCTGCCGCGTCGGTGATCTCCTGCGCAATAGCGAGCTCTTGCAGCCGCGGCATCACCACGAGGTTAATCACGTCGAGAGGCCGGGACCTACGCGGCGGAAGTTCCGCTTTGGTGTAGAACATTGCGCGGCCGCCGGGGATCGTGATTGTGGTCGGCAGTGCGGGCGCCTTAGGTGGCGTGGTGGTGGTGCGTTTCTTCTGGGTCATGCCGGGTTTCGCCTCCGGTAGTTGGTTGGTTGGTTAGTACGCGGTGCTCTGCGCGGACGTGAGGATCGCCTGAGCGAACGACTCCCCACCGGAACCTGTGACGGCGTCCGTCGAGTTGAGGATCAGCTTCAGCGTGGACTTAACTTCCATCCATTTGTTGGTGCCGCTGGGCACGACGCTGTCGTACGCAACCACGGAATGTTGCAGCGTCAGGCCGTGCGTAGCTGACCCCGGCGGCGACATCTTCACCACGAGCGACGGCTGAGTATTCGCCAAATACCCAGCGAAGTCGTTGTCCGCTGATCCCTGGTAGATCCCGGTCAGGCTGCCGGTGCCCTGCGCCGGGCCGGCGAAAATCATCGCCGGGGTTTGGGTGCCGTTCATCGCAGGGACCATCTCAGTGTTCCGCTTATAGTCCAGCGTCACGTTGCTGTACTTGCCCATCGAGACACCGCCGACCGTGACCGACGCCGACCATGCGGGCATCGGCTGCAACGTGCCAGGGGTGTTCGTCGGCGGGGTGACTGCCGTCGCGGGCAGAGACATCCACGTGACATCGAGCTTCACCAGACCCCCGACGTCGATCGTGAATTTCAGATCCACGATCTGCGCGCCGGGCATGCGCTGCGCGTTTCCGGATCCGTCGGTGTACCAGAGCGTCGAGGACCGCGGCTGCCCCGCCGCAGCGGAGTACAGCGAAGTTTTGTGCGTGTAGGGGTCGCCGCTGCCGCTGATCACATCAGGTGTTCCCAGAGCCGCGAGGCAATGCAGGAACGCCGAATCGAGGTACAGGTACGTCGAGTACGTCAGGGAGTCGGCGCGTAGGCCCTGCTGCTGCTGGGAGTCAACGCCCATCGATCCACGCCCGGCCTGGTCAGTGAGAGGCGCGATATTGGGCGTGTACTGCGGTGTGTCGATCGGAATCCATACTGTCGGCGCTCCCGCGGGGGTGCCGTAGACGGTTTCCGGGCTCCACCCGAGGGCCTGAAGGTTCGCGGGGTAGACATTGGGAACGGTGACGGTCATGCTGTTTCCCCTTGAGTTTCGGTGGTTTCGGTGGTCGGCTCGGTGCTTGGCGTCGCGTCAGGCACGCTGGCTGCGGCTGCGGTTTGCGCTGCGTCTATCGCTTCGCTGTCATCCGCCGCGAGGTGCGGATGACTCAGCGGCTCCTCAACCTCGATGACATCCCCCGGATGCAGAACAACTTGCGCGCCGTCGGCGTCGTCGAGGGGATTGAGACGGTGCACGATGGCATTTACGCCGTGGTGCAGATCCCGGAAAATGAGCGGCGTCGAATGTGTGAAGCGGTAGCGCATAGCTGACTCTCTTTCGTTAGTGGCCGCTATCCGCGGACGATCTCGGTGACAGTGAATTTCAGGAGATTCCACGACGTGAGTTCCGCGCCCGATGAGTCGGTGCGCGGCAAGTCCTGGTCGAGGATGATGTCCGGGGAATTTTCGCCTGCCTGGAAAACGACGCCTTGCTCACCTGAGCCGAGGGTCTGGTCGGCGCGGATCCGCGCGATGATCCCCTCGATCAGGTCGTCGAGGTGCGTGACCCACACGTCCGGTTCCGTGCCGGGCGGCAGACGTGAGGGGATGAGGTACCGGAACATGATCCCCAGCCCAACGTTGTAGGTCACTTCCTTCGACCCGTAGACCGCTGGATACGTCAAGCGTTTTTCTTCGCGGTGGTCGAAATGGATGATCCCAAGCGCACCCCATCCGAGGTTCCCCGCCAACTTCCAGTCGAACGGCGACTCGTACCACTTCGCGTCCAGCGACACACCCTGCAACCCTGTGATCGGTGGGGCCGTCAGGTAGTTCTTGATGACGGCCCGGACCGTTCCGGCGCTCACGCGACCCTCATATACGGTCGGAGCAGCGTCATCGCGAGGTCAACGTTTCCGCTTGCCCCAGCTTGGGTGACCGTCGCTTTCGATGGTGGTGACGCCATCGTGTCGAGGACCATCGCCGACGATCCGCGGGTTTTGATCAGCGCGCACGTGAGCTCGACGATCGCTTTCCGCAGGGCTGGTGGCATCGTCGACACCGCGACGTCCGTGCCGTGTTTGTAGGCCGAGGGGCTGGTCGTTGTGAACGTCGCCGCGACAGCGTCGACGGTGGCGACGGTCAGTTGCTCCGCGAACGGCGGATCGTAGAACCGCACCCGCATTCCGGGAGCGATACCGAGGGCACCGTCACACACGAACGTCGTCGCCCCAGCGGCGGCGCCCTGGGTGAGGAGAACGTTGGCGTAGCCGTTGACGTACCCGAGGTTGGCGTACACCCAGTCACCGAACCGGACCCCCGCCGTAGTGGGGATCGGGATCTCGCAGACCTTACGACCAGGCCACACGTTCGACAGATCAGATAATGCGGTCATCGTGGCGGGGGTCCGTCCCACTGTCACCTCGACCACCTCGATCAGTGGGGTGTTGTCGACGGGGACCGCGATTGTGCAGTCAGCGCGGAGTTTGTACTTTCCGGCTTGGATGTCGTAGGTCGCGCCGAGCACTTGCGTGCAGATGGTGTCAGCCCACGATGATGCATTGAGGATCGCCGTCGCTAGTGCCGCGTCGTTTTCGAGGTCGCCGCCTCCGACGACGAGTTGGTCGATGTCGACGCCTGTCGGTTCCGCTTCGAATTCGGCGGGGGTGAGGTACGGCGACCGCGACGAGTACGTCGTGATGTCCTGAGCGAATACCGGCATGTGTGGCCTACCCGCCTTTGTTGTTGTGTGTGGGCCCGGCCCGCGGCTGCCGGAGGCGACCCAGCGCGCGGGCCGGGAGCGAGTGGGTTACTTCTTGGGTGCCGTTTTGTTGTCGGGTTTCGTTGCGGCTTCGAGTGCGGCGAGTTCCGCTGCTTCGGCGGCGACGCGTTCCCGTTCCGCGGTGATCGCTTCCCTGACCGCCGCGTCGACGACAGCTTGAATGTCCGGGGCTTTCAGTCCCTCAGCGAGAGCCTCAACCGTCGACAGGAGCGTCGCTGGGTCCTCTCGGTGCGCTCTCGCTTCCGCGGTGAGCCGGGCGTGCCGCACTGGCTCATCCTCAAACGCCCGTTTGCCGTCTGCGTGCAGTGCCAGCATTTCTGCGCCGACGTGATGGGGTACCTCGAACGATCCGTCGGTGGGGTCAGCGTCGAACGTCCCGTCGGCGTGGATGATCTGCTCGGCGCCGAGTGTGGAGTAAATGCGCATGGGTAATGGCCTTTCGTGCTCGGTAAGGAAAATGGGGCCGCTGTGTGGCCGTGCCCGGGAGAAGTCGGGCACGGCCACACAGGTAAGCCAAAGGGGTGTTACGCGACGTTGCTGAGGACCGCCATCGCCGCGGGAACACGGTTGACGAACGCCTCGACCGACCGGATCTCGAACTCCTTACGGGGTCCACCGCCGGCGACGCCCGCCACACGACTCGCGGCGTACTCGAACTGCGACATGTCGCGGAGCGTCCGCACTTCCAGTGACGACGTGACCTCAGCCTGCGGGAACGGCACGTGATCCGTGCGGAACGCGATCGTTCCCGGCGGGAGGGACGTGTGGACCTCGATCGGGACGGTGACGCCTCCGGCCGGGGTGTTCACGATCTGACCGACGCGGCCACCGGCCGTAGTCGAAATGCGGTTGTTCTCGTCGGTGGTGAGGAACGTCGTCGCAGACGAACCACCGAGGACGAGGTTCGCGATCTCCTGCGCATGGAGGCCGTTCATCATGACGGCCGTCGGAGAGCACTCGACAGTGCCCCATAGCTGGGCGAACGCCTGCTCGATCTGCGTCACCGAACCACCGGAGAGGGTCAGCGCAGCGCCGCCGCCGTCGATGAACACAGCACCGTTAGCGGTGGCTGACCCGGGGGTCGCCCACTGGCCGGTGCTGGTGTAGTCGGCGGTGAGCGTCGCAAGGAATCCGTCGATCTCCCCGGCCTGACCGGAGCCGTTGTCGGCTGCGGTGTTGATCGTCGGGACAGTCGTCGACAGCTTCGGCAACTGCACCGGCGACGGAAGGGAGTAGGCGACACCGAGAGGCGCGGTGATCGACACCGACGCGACCGTCGTGGTGGTGTAGTAGAACCAGTTGGTGCCGCCGTTGGTGCTGGTGAACCAGTCGTAGGCGACAGCGCCCTTCACAGCGGGAATCGACGCTGTAGCCGACGACGTGCTGCCGGTGGTCGTGAACGCAACGGACGCGCGGGCCCGGCCGTTGCCGCCCCAGTAGTAGTTCGACCCGGTGCGTGGGGCGACCGCGATCATGTTCGTCGTGCCTGCTGCGATGGTGCCGCCGGTCGTCGACGGGGTGACCGTCGGGACAGCGGGCAACGGCAACGGAAACGACTGCCCACCGATCAGAAGCTTGTCCTCAGCCAACAGAACCTGGTTGAGCGTCTGAAACGTTGCTTCCGCGTACGGGTCGTTAAGGCCGCGAGCAAGGTCGACAGCATCCTGAGTTGCCAGACCCGACAAGCCGATCGGCTGATACTGCGCCTGGAAGTCCTGCTCGGAGAACAGCACCTCGTTGCTGGCGTAGTCGAAACCGGGTGTCGCGCGGGGCTGGCTGCTATTGACGTTCATGAACGCCCGCCAAATCGCGAACTTCGCGCCGTCCGTAGCTGCCTTCCGGGACACGAGGTCACGGAAAGGGGTGTTGATCGGGATCTGCCGGACGACGCCGGTCAGATCGAAGGAAACAACGCCGGTGCTGGTGGTGATACCGGTCGTCTGTGCCTTCGCGATCGCGTCGAGCGCCTCGCGGGCGATATCTTCCTGTGTGACAGACATGGTTTGCCTTTCTGGCATGCCGAAAAGCCCCATCACCCGGGCGGGTGGGGGCTTTCGGTGGGTAAGTGGGTGTGTGGTGCTGCTAGCTGGTGGCGCGGCGCCCATGCAGATCGGCGAGTGTCGCCGCGGCGTTCGCCGTCATCTGCGCTCGCAGCGCTTCCGCTTCCGCGGGAGTTGATGCCGTCGAAAGCTGACCGCGGAGTTCCGCGCTCTTGACGATCCGTTCGTCGGTGGTGCCGCTGCCGATGTCCTGGCCTCGCAGTACCGCGCGGGGTATTGCGCCGTTGGTCAGGACACGTGATGGTGCGGGGGCCTTGAGGTGCTCGATGTCCTCTCGCAGTGACTTGAGGATCGCCTCATGCTCGGCGCTCTGTTCCTCAAGTGCTGCTTTGACGATCGCTTCCACGTCAAGGGCTTCAGTGCTGGTTGACTTCGCTACCGCGGCCGGGTCGGCCGGGAGCGGTGGGGGTGTTCCGTCTGCGGGGACGCCTGCGGCTGCGGGGTCCTGTGGGGTGAGGTCGCTTCCCGGGTCTGCTGCGGCCGGGTCAGCGGGTGCGGGGTCAGCACCAGACGCGGCGTCGGCGGTGGCGATGGGGATGATGTCGCTGCCCTGCGCCATGCCGACGAGCTTCCCGTCCTCGTTGTACACCGGGGTAAGCGGGTCGCCTTTCGCCTTGTACACAGCGGCGAGCGCATCAGCGGGTAAAGCTTCAAGCATCGCCTTAGTGATGACGATGTCACCTGTGTCAGCGGTGGGTGTCGTGGTTGTGGTCACTGCGGTCTCCTTGGACTTCGCGACCGGGGCCGCATCAGGGGTAGTGGGTGCGGGCAACGTCGCTAAGACCTTCTGCAAGGCCTGCGACGCGGTGTTCAGAAGCGCCTCATTCGCGGCGCTTAACGTCCGTCCGGCCTTCACGATCGGCGCGAAACCCTCAAGAGCACTGAGGCTGTCGAGGTCGATCGCCTGTGCTGCTTTCGCGACATCACCGAGGTCAGCGGCGATGACGTCGTTGCTTTCACCGACGGCGTACCCAGCGAGAGTGTCGACGGCGTAGTCGATGGCCGTCGCAGCGTCCGCGAGGTCCATTGCGTTGTCCGCGCCGTCGTCGTCGCCGTTCGCGGCTTCCTGCAACTCGCGTCCTGCCAGCGCTTCGAGCGCTGACTTCGCGCGTCCGAGGACCGCCGCCCACTTCATTGCGGTGTCGAAGTCCAGTTGCTCCCAGTCGGGGCTGCCGGGCGCTGATTCAGCGGTGCTGCCTGCTGGTGTCGCCAGAAGTTCAGTGGCGTCAAGGGCGTCGGCCTTAACGATCGGGGTCTGGTCGGTCAAGTGGTTCTCCTGGTCAGCTTTGGCGATGAGATCTTCGACGTACCCCGCTTCGAACAGCGCACCGAGCGACGGGGAGCGTCCTTCTTCGGTGGCTTTCATGATCAGAAAGTCGGTGCCGTTGGCGGGCGCCCCGACCGCGTCGAGGCGGTCGAATTCGGCTTTGGTCAGTTCGGTGAAATCGTCGGTGGTCTGGTCGGTCATCGGTGGGTCTCCTTGTGGCTGCGGGGGTTATGGGTCATGCCGCGATGCGTTTCCCGCGGCCTTGCGGTGACCAGCCGTTCAGTCGGCCGGTTTGGACGAGGTTCCATGCGACGTCGTCGCAGATGCCGCCGACGAGCCAGTCGCCTGCTTTCACGATGGTGTCGCCTATCTGCCAGTCGGGGCCCCTATACACATAGGACTCAACGATGTTGATGTGCCCGACTGTGTTCGATGGGCCATGCTCGATACCGACATCGCGGGGTCCAGCACCGAACCGCCACGCTGCCTTCTCAAGCTCGTCCGCGCTGAACCAGTCGCGTTTGCCGTCGAGGCCTTTCCGGATACGGTCGTCTCGTCCTGCTTGGTAAGCGATCCCCAGCACAAATTGCTGCGGCTTAGTCATAGGGATCGGTCTCCGTTCGTGGGACACTTCGGGGATGGAATGCGGCGAGCGATACGACTCTCACCCGTGGAAATGGGTCAACGGGTCGCACCGGTGCCCGGAGTGCGGGCTTGTTGAGCTCGCAGGGGAACGGCTGCGGCGTCACGTCCTCGACGGGTTACGTCGACTTGGTGTAGTCGTTGGGCCGAAGCTTTAACCTTTGTTTCCTAGCCGAGCTCCGGCCCAACGACGTGTTACCTGCTGCGTTGCCCGTCGAAATAAGCGTCACGCCACGCTTTCGCGAGGGCGACACTGTTCGGGTCCTCACCTGTGAACGGGTTCGGCGACGGGACGCCGGCAGACACAAACCGCGTGGCTGCACGGCGTCCCATACGCGCCGCTACCGTCGTCTGATCCTTGGTGATCATGCCCAATCCGCCTGCACTGATTTCTTACCTCCAAGGACACTCGCACGGAAGTCCTGCACCGTCGGTCGCCCGTAGTCCTGCCAGAACTGCAAGAGCTCATCGGACGCGTACTTCCGTGCCCGCGACTCCGGGCCCACGAACAGCGACCGCGGATCTATACCGGCCTTTTTACCCGCAGCATTGACCATAAAGCCGTTGGTCTCATCTTCGGCTTTCAAATAGGCCTGTGTCGCGTTGTCTTGGAACGCAGCCTGGATGAGCTCCGTCAGTCCCCGGCCCTTGTATCCGGCGCCGCGGAGGTTCGCGATCGCCGTTTCCGTTGCTTGCTGCTCGTGGCTGATGCCGTAGATTTCGGCGACCGCGTCAGCCTCATCCATCCCAGCCGCTAACGCGGCGTCCATGCGGGCGGCCTTGTCTGCTGCGTCCGCCTCGTTCTGCGCGGCTCGTTTTGCTCTCGCCGCCGCGTTGCGTGCTGCCTGTTTCGCTTGCGCTGCTGCGGCATCACTTTCTGCTTGATCACGCCGATCCAGTTCCGCGAGGACGTTGTCGATGTGCGTCGCGTCATCTGAGGCGAGCTCGGCGGCGAGGTCATCATCTGACAGGGCCGTGAGATCCACCGCTGCCGTGGTGTCCGCCGAAGTGACAGCATCCGCGACGTCACCGGCCGTAGCCGCGAGCCCCGACTCATCATCGGGTGTGAGGTCGTCGGCGACCGAGGGGAAATCAGCGGAAGCAACCGAATCCGCACGGGGCCCGCTAGAGCACCGGCAGTACGGATGCACCGGCACAATATCGGTGTCAGCGACACCGTACGGTCCGGCTTCCTGCGCGTCGACGCACTCATCGCACGCACCGTCGGACAAGATGACATCCCATAAGGTGACGCCGTTCTGCGTGTAGGTGTCCAGTGACGCGACGGTCATCGCGCGTGCTGTTTCGGTGTGCGCGATCATCTGAGCACGTGACCCGGACCCGACGATGTCCGACAGTGACCCGGCGATCGTGTCGATGGATGCACCAGACGTCAGACCATCACCGATCGCATTACCCAACTGGTCAAGCACTGACCCATGGATTCCGCTGATCGTCGCCGAGGTATCAGCGAGAAGTTCCCGCAGACCACCGCCCGACGTGAGCGCCGCGGCCGCCGGATCACCCGGTGCCCACGTCGCCCAGTCGATGCCGTCATCCGCATCGAGGCCTAATTGCTGCCCCGCTGCGTGTGATCCGGCTTGGTAGCCGTCAGCGATCAACGTCCGTAAGGTGCTCTCCAGGTCGGCGGGGTCACCGCCTGCTGTGAGCGCCGCCTTAGCTGCTGCGCGGATCGGGTCGTCACCGGCCGGGGCGGACTTCATCACTGAGTGAGCCGCGGTGGTGATCGCCGCGAGGAGCATCGACGCGGGGAACAGTCGACGGAGCCCGTCGGTGATCAGCGGGGCGTAGTGGTCGGTCAGCGCGACGTCGTAGTCGTGTTGAGGGACTAGCTTCGCTCCGTCGCGCCATGTCCTTTTGGGTCGGGCGTCGCCGCCTTCATGACGTCAATCTCGGCCGTCGACGGGTTCAGGGCCGCGAGGACCGTCGGGATGTCTTCGGCGAGTTCCGGTCGGATCGCTGGGTTACCGGCGAGGTGCTGCGGCCAGAACCACCCGAGTGCCTCAACGGTGTCACCGTCGGGGTCGTCGGGGTTGTTCACCTGACCGCGGGTGCCGGTCGGGATCGTCGCTTCGGTGTCGACGTTCAGGACATACCCCTGATAAACGCCGTCCGTTGACGTCCACCCGGGAAGCGCTTCGCCGGTGAACGTCCCGGCAGGCAAAAGGCAGCCTGTTTCTTCCTGCCATTCACGCCACGCCGCGTCGAGAGGCTGCTCCCCATCTTCGAGGCACCCACCGGGGAACTCCCAGTACCCGGCAGCCGGATCATCCGGGTCCATGCTGCGCTGCAACATGAGGACACGGCCAGTGTCAGCGGCACGCACACACAACCCAGCCGCCACCACCAGCCCAGCGGACTTACGGATCCGGGCCCGAGCACCAACATTCAGCCGATGCGCGGACCGCGGGTCGACGGTCGTGAACTCGAAGTCACGGAAGCTGGCCGGGTTGCGGCGCGCTTTCGTGAAACGACGGAACGCCGCCATCTCCGCCGCCACGGCCTTCCTGATCGGGTCCTCAGGCAACGAATGCACGACCGGCACATCGTCGTCGTCCTGACCGTCGAGGTCATACCCGACGACGCCTGTCGCCGACGTGATCCCCGCCGTAGCGCCGTCTGACTTGACGACAGGAGCACCGACAGGGACGGGTGTCGCCGCCGCGATGTCCGCGTTCACTGCGGTGTCAGCGGCCTGCGGGTTGTCCGCTGGGTACCGCTGCACCGCCAACGCCGGAACCGACGGTGGTTTAGCTGGCGCCACACCCTCGACCGGAGAGAACGGCTTATGGGGCAGCGGTGCGCCTGGCAACGGCGCCGCCGTGCCAGTATCGATCGGCCCAGCGACAGCGGCGAGCGCGGACAGCGGGATCGGTCCGGATTTCGCCGACATGATGTACCGAGCTACTGGCAGACCGTCAGGCTCAGTGAGCCCGTACCGGCGTTCCCGGACTTCCGACACCGACAAAGCACCGATGTTCACAGCGATCTCGTCGGCCTGCATCGTCGACAACGCGTCTTGTTCCTCGTCGCCGGACTCCCACTCGAAATCGAGCGGCAAACCAATGTCCTCCTGAAGGAAGTCCGTCAGGATCTCCGCGACATGGTCCAACAACGGCCCATCGCCGATGCGCTCCTGGATGTCCATCTGTGTATCAGCGGTCGCGTTGTTCGTCGTCTCCGTGAACCCCATATCTGTCGGGGTCACATGAAACGCCGCGCACGTCTTACGCAGCAAAAACATCGAGAATTCGTCGGTGAAATCCTTCTCGTTAGTCCACGCGAGAGTCGTGCCGTGCGGCACCCACCGCATCTGGGATTTCGCCGCCACGTCGCCGTAGAGGATCGCGTCCCACGCTTCCTGGAATTCTTTGATCTGTTCCGGCGACCATCCTTCGGGGGCGCCCGCGAAACCTTCCGGGACGTTACCGTCAGTGAAACGGCTCATGAAATACGCCTGGAAGCGGATGTCCGTGCTCACCGCCATGATCACCGACTCGATCGGGCCGTGACCGTACGGGGTGTTAGACGTCGGCCGGTACGGCTCATAAATCAGGTCGTCGGTGGTCAGGTCATCCCACGGGACACCCTGCGCGAACTGCTGGTAAGCGGTAGCAGGGGCGTCAGGGGTGTCGCCCCACGCGTCGAGCATCGGCGCGATCGTTGTCCCGTCGACAACTTTCAGGCCGATCACCTGCTTAGCGTTGTTCCTCATCCGGTACAGAGCGCCGGCGTCGAACGCCAGCACGTCGTAGAGGTACTTAGCGATCCACGGCTTGAAACGGGTTTTTCGGTCCGGGCGCTTCAAGATCCGTCGGCCCAGTGCGATCAGTGGGTCCGCGTCACCGTCGAAACCAGCTGTCGGGACGAGGTTCCATTTCCGGGACCGGATCGAGTCGATGCGATGCCAAATGCAGATAGTCGCAACATCGTAGGACTCGATTAGTTGGCGTTGCACATCGAAGCTGATCCGCTGCGTCTGCTCGTTGCTGCGGGGCCGAGCACCGATGTTAATCCCGGTGCGGAAATCATATGAGCGGGGTGTTGTGGAGTATCCGTCGCGGGGCTGTAGTGGTGCTCCGGGGCCGAACGGTCGAGCGGAGTTCATCCCTGCGTTAGCTTGCGCTTGGACGCGGTCTAGTGGCATCCCAGCTTTGACGAGTTCCGTGGTGGCGGGGCCCGGGGTGTTCAGCTTCGGCCGTGTGCCTTTGCTTTTTTTCGCCACCGGGCCCCGCCCTTCGTTGTGCTATCGGTTGTTCAGTCGGTGTTGTCGGTGCCGTGCTGCTTGCAACGGCGTCATCCCCACGAAATCCGGGGCGTCCTCATCTGCGGTCGGCTCCGCGGCGGTGATCGGGATCTCGCCGACCTGAGGAACATCAGGCGCAGCCGCGGCCTGGGCATGCTCCGCTAACTTCTCGCGGAGGTACGTCGTCCAGGCGTCCGCACCCGCACCATCGAGCAACAGATGCTCAAGGGCTTGGGATGTCGCGTCGACTTGGTCGTCGTGAGTGCCGAGCGGGAACGCTGCGGACTCCTCCAGGAACTCATCGACGTCGAACAACGCGACGTCTTTCGAGGGGAGCTTCACGTTTCCCGCTCTCACAAACGGTGATACAGCGACGGCCCGCGCGTACTTCGAGCCCTGCGGGTTTTTCGGGACGATCCCCGGAACTTTCTTACGCAGCGTGGAAATCACGGCGGGGCCGTTCGCTTTGTCCTCGACGATCTTCAGGGTCGCTTGCGGCCATTTCTTGATCATCGCGAGCATCGCCGTGATCGAGTCACCGAAGTCGAGGCGACGCCGGATCTGGTCGAGGAGGAACACCTCAGCGCCACGGCGAGCCCACACTTGCCCGACAACGAAGTCCGAGGACTTCTCGTCCTTAAACGTGAAGTCCCACGACATCATCACTTCGTCGGCGTCGACCCGATACGCGCCGCTGCTATCAACGGACCACAACAGTGTTTCGTACGTCCGCCACCATGCGCGTTGCCACACCTTGCCGGTGTCCGGTGTTGGGCGGCCCTGATACATCGCCGACCAAATACGCGGTGCCGTCGCGACTTTCGTCGCTTGCCACTGCGCCACGGTGCGGCCGCGGGCGCTGATCATGAACTCACCGGGCTTACGACCCAGCGGGTCCGTTTCGCCTTTCGCTGGATCATATTCGGCTTGAGCGGGGATGTTCAGGACCGTCCACCGGTCGTACTCGGTTTCGCCTGCGGCCTCGTCCTGCTTCTGCTTCGCGATGAGCCGCCCCGCGAGGTCGTTCTCATGCCAGCGTGTCTGGACGATGACGACAGGCGCTCCGGGCGCCAACCGGGGCCGAGCGACAGCCATCCACCAGTTCCACGCGGCCTCTGACAGGACCTCACTGTCAGCGGCCCGGTAGTCCTTCACCGGGTCGTCGATGATCATGAAGTCGACGGGCTTTGACGTCAGTGACCCGCCGATGCCTACCGCGTAGACACCACCTTTCGCTGGCGCTTCGAGGTACCAGCGGCCGACAGCACGGGAGTTGTGCCTCAACCGCAAACCGAGATCCAAAGGCGCCTCGCCGGGCGTGAGGTCCGTCGTGTTCGACCCATCGAATGTGGTGATGTCCGACCGGATCATGTACGACATATCACCGGCGATGTCATCACCGTAAGAAACGATCGCGATCCGCCGGTCCTGATTGCGGGTCAACAACCACTCCGGCATGAACCGAGTGACGCGCTGCGACTTACCTTCCTGCGGTGGCATCGACACGATCAGGAGCCTGTTACGGCCTTCCTCAACATCAACGAGGGCCTGGTCGATCAGGTCAAGCGCCGGCGTCTGCACCATCGACGGATCAATCGCCCGAGCAAGCTCACCGGGAGTAGCGAACACACGTCGCCGCGCGGCGGCCTGCTCCGCGTCCCGTATCGCCTTCAGCCGACGAAGATCCGTTAGACGTTGCAGCGACTCCGGTGACGCCTCGAAAATGACATCAGGTGCGAGAGACCGGGTCATTGCCTGCGAGTTCCCGCTCAAGCGCTGCGAGCTCGGCGTCGACGGCGTCCTGAGTGACGACAGTGACCGTCGACCGCGTCGGAGCGTCCAAACCGAGGAGCTTCCGCTTCTCGGCCCCCGCCTTCAGAATCCCATTCAGCGCCGCAATCACCGGACCCGTGTCGCTGACATCATGAAATTGCTTACCGTGCGAAATAAGTGGGTGATCCGCATCAGCGATCTGCCACAACCTCGCGATCACCGCATCAATCCGAGCGCACTCAGTCGCACGTAACTCCGTCACAGCCTCCACCGGCACAGCCGCGATCGCCCGACTCACACGCAAATAAGCGTTCGACACCGAACAATTCATCGCCGCCGCAATCTGCCGATACGACTTCCCCATCGCCCGAAGCTCCGCAGCTTCCGCGTCAGTACGCGCCGACGCTGTGTCCCGCTCGAACTGTCCGCCCCGTGGCGTGCGTGTTCTAGTCGCCATGAGCGTTCTCTCCTTCGCGGGTGAGGGGTTATGGGTGGTCTACGGCGTCGAATGCGATGACAGTCATCCCTGGGGCGGGTCGGTTTCCTCGTCGCGGGTGAAGTCTGCTGCGAACGACATGAGGGAGTCCGCCACTGGGCCTGGTAGCGAGAGCGTCAACTCGACGCCTTCGCTGGGTGTTGGGCTTGCCCGGTGAATGAAGTCGCCATGCACCCGGCATTCGGTCGAAAAGTATCCGCTCAGCACCGGAGGGCAGGAGCAGGCCGCGGTGAACTCTGGCGGGACCTCGACTGTGATCGGTTGGGTCTCGGCGGACGCGCGGTTGATCTGCGCATTCGCTACCTGCACTGGGTCAAGGGGGCATTCCGTCATCATCGACGTTGAGACGACAAGAGGCCTCGATTGGGTGCGGCTGGTTGCGTCCGCCCATGCTTCCCGAAGCTCAGCGACGCGGTCGGGGTTCGCCACCGTTGGTTCCGGCTTTAGGAGACCTTCTGGTTCCCCTGCGCCCGTGCCGACGGTTGTTTCGTCGAGGCCTGCGGTGAACAAATCACCGATAGCCTCGTCGTAAGCTGCCGTGTCCGGGGCGAGAGTCAACATCACGTCGTCGGTGTCGACGATCGTCATCCGTTTCGGGGTGCCGTCCTGCCGGTAATCAACGGTGATGGTTCTCATGCGGGGTGTCCTTCCGAGACGAGGGAGTGATGCTGGGTGATGCGGCGGGGCAACGTCAGTCGAGCAAGCAGCCGGGAACGGTGGCGCCGCGGTCCCGAAGTGGGCGCCCGTGAATGAGTGCGTCTGTGCTGCGTCTGTTGCCCCGCCGAGCTATCGGGGCCGATTAGACGCCGGTGACGACGACGAGCGGACCCGGACGCTGCACGTTCGCGAGGACGTACCACTCGAAGCGGATCACATCGGCGCGGCGTTGCTGCGCCCGTACGTCAGCCTCGAACTGGGTGAACGGGCGACGAGCTAAAGGTCCGAGCGCCACCATCGCGGCGAGCCACTCAGTCCCGCTGTCGTGCTGATCGCCGGTCACTCCGCGACGTAAGGAGTGAAGTCGACGTCGAACACCGCGCCGGGCACGAACTGCCCAAAGACGGCCTCGTTGCTGATGAACAGATTCACATCACCCGTCGGGGTGTACTTCGAGTACGAGTAATTCGGGGACGTCGGGTCCTCGGAGTACACAGGGCTGAGGAAAACGCGTTCCGCGCCGACAGTCTTCTCAACCTTGTACACGCAAAGTCGGGCTTTGATGGTCATTTCATGATCCTTTCGTAGCGGCGTCGGGGCCGTTCCTGGCGGAGGCTTTCGAGTTCCGGTGGACTGCACGTCGCCTTATGCGCGTCGAGGTCCCCGCGGTCAATTGAGACGTTCACCGCGAGGACACGGCTGCCGTGGTCGATCGGTTTCGGTCGAGCAGAGACACCGACAGTGATCTGATCGCCGCACAAAGGGCACGTCATTTCGATGGTGCCGGGGAACGTAGCCACAATGCAGGACCTCGATCAGAACGCTGACGGACAGGAGGTGCCTCGTGTCCCGCGCCTACGCTGGCGGAGTCGCAAGGGATGTCTCACCCAACACGCACCGAGCGGGCGCACCGGGCCGACGGCTCCCCGAGGCGGAGGAGCGAGAGATCAGGGGATTACGCCGGATCGTTACGCGGCGAGATGAAGTGACGGCGGCGTCGGATCGTCCGGTGGTGGGTCAACAGCACCGAAGTGGGCGAGCATCGCCTGGTGGTGGGCGGTGGCCTGCGCGAGCAGCGCCGCGTGGTGGGCATCAGCTTTCGCGTGCAACCGCTGGAATGCGCGGCGCCCGAGGTAGGTGATACCGAGGCCGACGATCACGTCGTCTACGAAGTTCGACCACACGCCACCGGTGGGCCACGCGAACAGCACTTGGAACCAAGTCACCGCGGCCTCCGTTTCGGCAGTATGTCCGGTCTTGTAGGTGAATGTTCTGGTTTCGGTTTGGTCTCCGCCCGGGAATCCGGGAGACCCCGACACCTTGACGTAGCATCATGGCGGTGTATTGTCTCCGTTTATGGACATCTACTACCGCAAACGAAAGAACCTCACAACCCACACACGCATGAACATCAGCAAAAGCGGCGTCTCGCTCACCGAACACGCCGGACCGATCAGCGTGAACTCACGGACCGGACGGACAACGATCCGCCTCGGATCCGGGCTCACCTTCCGATTCAACCTCAGCGGCCGACGCCGATGAAGCAAGCGGGCCCGGAGTCGGAAGGAAGCTCCGGGCCCGCTTGGTCTGTGTTAGGCCGTCGGTGCGACGTACGGAATCCACACCGACGATCCGACGAGGTTCGCCGGGTCACCCGTGTAGGAGTACAACGGTGAGCCGTCCGCTGCCACCGTCGACGACAGTGTCCACAGCGCCGGGTCGATCAGATCAGCGCCGACATGCGAGTACAGCACCGGCGCCGGTGCGGCCGGTGCAACTGGTTCCGGTGTGGGCGTGACCGGCGTCGGGTCGGCGACAGGGGCGGTCGGTGCGGTGACCGGCTCGGTGGGCGCTGGCGTGGTGGCCGGCGGTGCGGCATCGACCGGAGCAGGTACCGGCTCGGCTGGTGCGGGCGTCGGCTCCGTCGGTGTTGCTGGCGTAGCCGTGGGGAGCGCAGCGACGGCGGCGTCCTCCGACGCGGCGAGCGTCGCGAACTTCGCCGCGATCACGTGCAGCGACGTCAGATCAGCGGCGGGG